CCTGAGGTCCTTCTAATTCTCTATATTGAGAAACAATAGGGTCATTAGGACTAGATAAAAATGTAACTAAATCTGTTTGAGTTGGCGACGTAACTGACGCATCTGTCCAATTAAATTCAGTGTGCGTAAATTGTCCAGCATTTGCATTAGTTGAAAGTGTAATACTGTAAATACTAAACAACTCTTCTTCTGGACATTTAACTGTCACTTGTATAGTGTCATCTACAATAGCGTTAGATGTTACAATTAAAACAACTTCAGTTGGAGTTGGGTTTGGTTTTGGAAATTTCAGTGTTCCGCTTTGATAAACAATTCCTGTTGTATAAGTAACTCCATCATATATAGCTTGTATTGTGTATCCAGTTCCAGAAACTTGACCTTCTGTTTCAATATCAACTCCCGCTTCAGTTACAATCTGCTGCTCAGTTCCTTCGGTTACAATTAAATCTGTATTTTCAAAAGGAATAACATAATCTATTTCTACAAAATAAAGTTTTGATGGAGGCCCTACATCTTCACCAATTTCAACACAGTACACATATTCTTGTCCAGCAATAATTGTAATATTTTTAGTTACACCACATGCTGTACATAATTCTGTTTCAGGTTTTACAATTGTATTAGTTGTAAAAACATACTCTTGCATATAAGGGTCGTAACCGCCTAATTTTTGAGTTGCTGATGCTTCGGCAAATAAATCTCTAAACCAGCTTCTCATACCTTCATTAGATATAACAGTAAGAATTTCATTTTGAGCTGAACTACCTGTAAGCTTTATGACAACATTTCTTTTAGCATCTGTAAAAAATTTGTTTTGTCCAAAGATTGCAAAACTTTCTGGGTGATTACTTATACCATATTCTTCTATTCTAGCTATTTGCGTTCCTAAAACTTCTGGAACTGATGTAACAACACCCCCTCCGGTAGAATCTGAAAGTAAATTTTTACCCGCTAATACATAAGAGATTTTGTCTTCTTGTAAAACAAGAATATCTGTTTCTCTTGCATACAATATTTCAACGTCACCATACGTTTCTTCTAATGGTTTAAAATTCAATAAACCTAAATTGAACTCATTGAGTCTGTTTACATTTGACTCATCATTGTAAACCCCACTATAAGTTAAATCAGCAAATCTGTGTGCTTTTTTATATTCTTCATTTGAAGTTGTAAAAACTCTATTACCTAATCCAAATGTTTTACCTGTGATAGAGTCTCTTATTTTATAACTTTCAACTCCATTACCAAATGTAAAACAATTAATAAATCCAGTGTTTATTTTAGCGGATTGAGTTGAAGTTTGATTTTGAACATTACCTAAATGTAAACCATTACTAATATTAAAAGATTCACTGTTTTCATACCAAATATCTGGTAAAGCTTCTTCAGGTTCTGTTTCAAATATATAAGTTGAATCCGCTCTATATACAGTGAAATTAACTTCTACTCTTGCTCTTTCATCATCCTCTGAACCACAACCCGATGGTCCTGATACTAACAAATAAATTAAATTATTTCCATTTGGGTCTTGCGTATTACTATCTTCATATATTCTATAATAAAAATTTTGTGAAGGTGCGCCTGCTGTAGGACCAAACAAGTTAGCATCTCTTAACTCTTGATTTGTTTTTTCTCCTCCTGCAGCTGGTGTTCCTGCATTAGTTACTTGAGGGGTTATAAAAACATTTCCAATAGAATTTACGCTGTCTTGTGCTCCAGAAGATAAAACACTAGATATATTGTCGCCAGTAAACCAATTAGCCATATTATCATAATCCCTAGATGCTGTAAATGTTTTTTCTAATAAATAATTTCTTTTTTCACATGATGTTTTACCAGTACCCGCCCTTGTCATTTCAATACTCATAACTATTCTAGTGCCTACCGGAACATCATATACATTATAAACATCTGTTAAAGGAGAGGCATAATCCACAGTAGTAAACAATTCATAAGCAACTACTGGATACCTATCAAATTGCCTTGAGGTTTGTAAATTATTACTTGTAGGGCTTACAACCGCATCATTTGCTTGAACAGATGCAAAATTGCTAGCATTAATTTTCATATACGTTCCACCAACCACATCTACTTTAGTTCCAACTGAATCAAAAATTTCTAAAAACCCTGCAGTTTGAGTTTGTTTTTCTAATACAGTTGCATATACACATCTGTTTAGTGCGCCCCTTGAATCACCTTTAACAATTAACCTATCACCTGTCTCAACTTTATTTGCACTTTCTCCATCTAATAAAAAATAACTAGCTTGAGTAGTTGGGTCATAATAATTTATATTGCTATAAATGGTGTCATAATTTGTTGCAGTTGGTTTTATTACAAACTTATATTTAGTTGCCCATGCTGGAGCAGTTTGCCCATTTGCTGCATCAGTCGCAGGTATTTCTACCTGAATATAATTACGAGAAGATGACACACTACAAGGTAAATTTACAGAATTGAAAGGACTAACTTGAGCTGTAGAAGCTCTATTGTAATCATCCATATAAACCATTCCTATTTCATACCCTCTATTACTATGTAAACTTCCTATTGACGGTGATTCTTGAAACCTTACATTAACCTCAACAACTCTCCAATAAGCATATACTGATGAAAAAGAAACTGGGTCTGTGTATTGAGCTGCATTTAACTGTATACCAAATCTGTTTGCATTTCCTTCTAATGGAGGTGGTAATACTCCTAACGGTTCACCTACTGCAGGGGATGGTGAAGTTGAGCTTGTACGACCTGATTGTAGTAAATCTGTAAAATTAGTATCAAAAGCTTCTGGAAGACTAATATTAAAAACATCTGTCATTGTCCTTCCGTTTCCAGCATTAGCAACCGTTTGAATTGTAGTCGCCGTTCCTATTTTTTCTTGAAAGTCATCACTCGCTATTAAATTAGCTACTGTGCTATAACTATCAATTAAAGTATAAGACCATGTAAAAAAATTTGTTGCAACTGGCGGAACTGGAGTTGGAAGTCCTGTCACAGCATTTGCTGCATACCCATACCCAATATCAAATGTAAGTGTTGCGCCTGGAATTAATTTGTTTTCTGGCTGCTGAATACCTGAAGGTAAAACGTCTGTTAAATCAACATAAAAAGCACTATCATCTACAGAAATGGTAGAACCATAAGTATATTGTGTTCCAATAAAAGCATCAGATAATAGGTTTTGAGAGCTAATTGCCTCAGATATTAAATTAGCTTCAAATGTAAAGTTTACTTTTGTTCCTAAAGCTGTTTTAAAATCATACCCTTCAAAATAATTACCATACACCAACCTATTCCCCATTAATGTTTGAGCTTTAGCTAGCTGAGGTACATTGTCATATAATCTTAATATTTCAGAATCAGGAAGAACTGTAAATATTTTTCTGTCAGTAAACGCTATTGTTCTATCTTGATTATTTGTAAAACCTTCTTGTTGTTTGTTAAATGTTTCTACAATTTTTATTACGTTTGAATCAGCTTCTTTAAAAAGAATTTGGACATCTTTAACCTGACTACTACCAGTATTAAAAGTAATGTTACAGGCATTTTTCGTATTTATCATCCCTTCGTTTAAAAAACTATTGGAACTAAAATTAAATGGACCTGGAACAAAAGAAGGTTCGCTAAATTGTGAAATAGCTGAATACTCATTGTTAGCATACTTATATCTATAAGCAAAACAAATAAATTTATTTTGTAAATATGCGTCAGAAATACTAGCTACATTAAACGGTTGTATAGTAGGAGCGCTAGTGGGAGGTTTTTTTATTACTAAAATTTCATCTTCATTAAAATCATCAGTAAAAACGGCTGGTCTAGGGTCTCCATAATTTTGATTTATATTTATTACTCTTGGTGCGTTGTAATTATCAGTAAAAAATAAAAGATTATCTATTTTATCAACTCCTGTTATTAAGTAATTAGGATTAAAATTTAATGTGGTGTTTATACCGCCTCCATTGTCTATGCTAATAACGTGATAAATTAACTCTCCAGTTTCAACATCAAAAGAAACAATTAAATCTAGTTTTCCAGTTGCTCCTTGTGTAAATGCTGGGTCATGTACAAACCAATATATAACTAAATTAGCGCCATCTTCAAACGCTCCAATACATCGAGCTTGTGAACTTAATACTGTACCATCAACGTATTGTAGTGTTGTTAAAGGAAGATTACCTTTAGAATTTTCTACAGCTCCAATCTCAGAATCTTCAGTAGAACCAAGCCTTACATTTACAGCGTTTACATACTCTCCGTTAGGTACAAGCCTTTCATCTAGGCTTTTATTCATTCGGCCCGCTATAAAATTTCTTTGAATGTTTGCCATTTTACTTTATCCACTTATCTTCACCTCTCATGTTCATAAGCAATCTACTTGGGTGAATGTTACTTAATCTGATTTTTGCATTTCTTAATAAAGCTTGTTTGTTTTTTCTAGCTCTGTTAATAATATACTCTTGTACTCCAAATTTACTATTTAAAATAGCATACTGTATATAAGCATAAATATAATCTTCAAATAATTTATTGACACTTATTTTAGAATTATCGCCATTTTCCATACCATCTGATATATATTGTAGAACACATTGTTGATTTGCCATGGTAGAATCAAAATTAATAACACCTGCTTTTTTATCAATAGTAAATGTAGGGTTTATGTTAGCTGTCTCAGTGTTTAAACCATATCTAGCTCCTATACGAGAATTGTAAATATCATCTTGACAATCAATACAATTATTATTTTCATCAAGTGCATTGTTTTGATTTAAATATATACTATTTAAACCTCCGCTTTTTCTAGCTGTGTCTAAATCTGATTGTACTACTGTTGCATTACCACTACCATCATAACTAAAAGTTGCTGAAGCAGATTGAATATAAGAAACTGCAGATTGAACTTGTATGTTTTCTGTCAATTCAAGTAAAGTGTTTCCTTTAAATAAATAAAGTTTTACCCAGTTAACATAATCAGACGGGAGAACAAATCTTAAATCATCATAAATTGTAAGCTCTAAGTTTTTAATTTCTTTAAATGCGTCATAATTTAATTCCTGTATACCACGTTTTGCGTGAAACAATATTTTAAATCTATTTTCATTATTGATTAATTCATGATTTCCTGCATACATTAATTGAAAGTTTCGCACAATATCTTCTAAGCTTACATACTGATAAGAACCCCAATTTTCATTCGTAGGATTAACACCATCATTCGTATAATATTTTCTTTGATTTATATAAGTCATAATTATAAATTAGTTTGATTTTGCTGTTGCTCTTCTATTTGTCCGAATTGAAACACATCGGCCTCCCTAATTGATATACCAGCGTACTGTAATATTTTTGCAACTAAATTGTTTGAATCATCAATAGGTAATTCAAAGTCTTGATAATCAGCTTGTGTTTGGTCAAACAAAGGCTCACCATTATATAATGTGACATACGTCCATTTAGGGTCTAAAGGATATCTAATGTATTGTGCTTGTATATCATTCACGCCATTAAATGTATTAGGATAAATAGCAATTTCATCTGCTTCTTGTGTGTACGCAGGAAAAATAGTTGAAGGCGCTGTTAATAATGAACTATTTAACATAGTAATTTTACTGTTCGAAACTTTTTCAGCTTCACCTTTTAGTGTTCCTCCAGAAAAACACAACACTTTGTTTAATAAATAATAATCAGAACCCGTTGTAGATTGTGAAGGTAAAAAATAAACGTTTTGAGTTTTTTGAGTAAGGAACGATGTAATAGAAAAGGTATCTATTACTTCTTCATATCCTTTTTTAATATCAGCATATCCTGTTCCAGACAACCTAGCATTTTCTTCATTTATTTGCTGATTATATCTTATAAAATATTCGTCAAAAATATCTAACTGAGCTTGTTTTGCAAATAAATTAAAATCACCAGGAGATATATATCCATAATTATTTTTATTAATAATTGCAAGCACAGTATTTCTTACTGAATTTATCATTTGAAAATCTTTTTACAAAGATACATAAAATAAAAAAGCACCTAGGAATTAGGTGCTTTCTCGCTGTCGATAGTAAAGGAAGGATTAAATCGTTATGCTACTGCAATTCCACTTACAGCATGAGGTAGATTATCTACGTTATATGCTGGGTTTGTCCAAGAAGTAGCTAATGCTGCTACAACTGCACCTTCAATTGTGTCTCTTTCTTTTTCATCTCCCGCAGCTGCTGTTGCGTGAGTAATAGTAGTTACTTTACCACCACCATAAGTAATTGTTACTGTAGTAGTAGATGCTTGCTCTATTAATACAATATCACTAATAGCTACCAATTGGTATTGCTCATTAGTTACTGGAATATTTAAAAATTTTTGCATTGTAAAAAAATTAATAGTTAAAATTAAAGTACAAAGTTACGAATTTTTTGCTAACGCTTTTAAATGCTTATATGACTCTAATCCATCATCGCTTTCAAAGTATGAAGCTATAATGAACAATGGGTCTTCCCCGTATGGTATATTACACATCTTCTTTTTATTAGACGCTGTGTTAAACCACACTTCTTTCTTATTATTTCTAAGTTGTATTAGATTTTTATCTAATATGTTTTGAATAGTAGCGTTAAACTTAAGAGCAGGGTCTTTTAATAAATTCATAAAACCACCTGGGTTTTGTTTTGCAAATATTAAAATATCTCTTCTAAGCTCAGCTGTTGTAACTTTAGAAACGTCTTTTTGAAATAACACTCTAGCTACATTTTCAACTTGCTCTACTGTAAGTTGCCTTGCTTCTATTAAAGCATCAACTTCTAAGTTTAAGTCTTCTACTAACTCAGCAGCTTCTTTTGCTTTATTTACTTCTGTAAACACTCTTCCTTTTCCAGGATGTAAGTCCATGAATTTTTGTAAGACTTGATTATTTTTAGGAACGTGTAAGAATCCATCTTCAAATACAATAGGCTCAATGATAGCGTTATCATCTTGCTCATCTTGGAATGGAGAGTTTTGATTCCTGGCGTATCTCAAAGGTCTATTAAGACCAGTGTCTTCATCAAAGTATAACAACGGAAACCTTGTAGTATGCCTTGATGCTAATATCAAAGATAAAGGTGGTGTTTCTCTTGTAAGTTTATATTGTTTATCTACGAATTTAGGTGTAGATTTTTTAGGGGTAATTTTTACTGTGTCCGCTTTAGGACTTGTATTTTCTTTTTTCATTTGATTTAATTTAATTTAAAATTTAAAAAAGGGGCATATTGCTACGCCCCTTAAAATTAATTACTAGTCTTGGAATAAGAAGAAGTTGTTTGCACCTAAAGTACATACAGCTCTCTCAGACAAGAAGTTTACTTGCATGTTATCGATATCCGACGTTGCAGCACCACCAGCAGAGCCAGTAATCCAAGTCTTATATCTTCTGTCTTCAGTTTCTGAAGCTCTATATCTAACATGTAAGAAAGGTCTCTTAGCGTTTTTACCAAGAATTTGGTCATAAACACTTGTAGAACCAGCTGGAACTAATAGTCCATTGATTTTACCTGAACCTGCACCTGATGGTAAACCACCTCTCATTGTAGGGTCGTTTAAGTATTTCCAATCAGTTTTATAGAAATCGTATCCTCTTCTGAATCCAGAGAATCCTAAGTTCAATGCCATATCTTCGTCATTGTCAAATAGACCGTAAGAAGTACCACCCGCTCCATAAGAGTTTTGAGCAGCTAACATATCGTCCATATCAAAAATGAATTGTCTGTTTGCGAAAATTACATTTTCTTCAATAGCTCCTTGTTTGTCTAATCTACTAATGATAGAATCGAAATCTGCTAAAGTAGTTGGGTTACCACCGTCCCAGATATTTCCTCTGTTTGCAACAGCATAGAAGATACCATCAGACCCTGCGCCTGGATTAGCAGCACCACCTGCGCTACCTAAAATTGCAGCAGCACCTGAGTTTTGCTCAGCTGGTACAGCTTCAATCATAGCTGTTTCTAAATAGTCATCGAATCTTAATCTTGTTTCGTGCTCAGACTTTAAATACCAAAGGTAACCAGTAGCACCGTCTTCAGTAGTTACTTCTACCCATCCGATTTGTGCCATATCAGAACCAGATACGTTGTAAGTATCTTTAATGATGATTGGCTTGTTGTCGAAAATGAAGTCGTTAGATTCTAATGAACCTACCATACCTGCTGTTCCTTTTTTAAATTCTGAACCGTAAATAAATACTGTAACGTCTGAGTTACCAACACCAGTACCTGCAGTTACTAAACCACCTGCTTCGTAAAAGTCAGCTGTGAACTGTCCTTTACCACCACCGGCATTGTTTACTGCGCTTACTACTGCTTTGTTAAGACCTGAACCATCGTTTTGAACAACTACAATAGTTTGTCCTACTCTGATTACTTGCTCAGCAGTTGCTGGGTCGATTGCATCGTTTACCTGAAATACAGCTTGGTCAGCAGCTAGTGCTGCAGCTGTACCTACGCTTGTATATTTCGTGTGTAACCTACCTTGCTCTGCCCATTTGATAAGGTCTGAGTTTGTAGGCATTTCCGCTCCTACCATTCTAAGGAATGAAGAAATCGTTCTATTACCGTATCTTTCAAATTCCTTTTCATACGTATCAGGTAGATACTGATTTAGGAAATCAAAATTTACAATATAGTTTTGGGCTGTTGGAGTTCTTTCTGAACTCGGAGTCAACGCAAATGTTGGCGTTGCTTTTACTTGTCCTGCCATGTTATATTATTTTAAATTATTATTATGTTTTTTTAATACTCTTAATTCGCAGTCCTTTGCTCGAAGGCTGAGAAACTGCTTTCACTTGAAATCCTGATTTAACAGAAACCTCTGGTGCACTACGCTCACTCATATTTATATTTTTAGTTTTACGTATTACATCATCAGTTGCCTGGGATTTGCCTTGTTCATAAAAGAACTGTGCAAACTTTTCAGGGTTCATTGCAACAGCTAAAGACTTGTGATAACCTTCTGCATCTTTAATAAACCCATTTGAATCCAAATATTTATTTACAAAATTAAGTGGAGTCTCTTGAGCTTTTCTAAGTTCAGAAGCACTACCTGGTGAATATACAACCTCATCTTCTCCTATTTTGAATTTAAAACCTTTAAACTCGGAGCTGAATACTTCATCACTTTTTTTGACAAACCATTCACGTTTTTGAGACGCATCTTCTTGTTGTGTTTTAGCTGACTCTAAATATTGCCTATATTCTATGAGCTCTTCGTTACTTTCAGAGGCAGAACTTTCCCTTGACTCAAGGGGCTGTTTGTATTGTTCCTGTTGTTGACGTAAAAACTTTTTAGCTTTAGCAATCTCTTTTTTCTTTGCTAGTTTTATTTTTTTAATATCTGAAGCTTCATGAATTTCTTCATCAATTGTAAACTCATCCATCATATCATCTATGTCTTCAGGGTCTAAACCTTCTTCAGTTATTGTATAATACTCTCTAAGCAAAGCATCTGAACTAAAATTTGAATAATCTTTTTGCAATCTTGCATAATCTTCAAATCCTCGTCCAGTTTCTTTTTTATACTTTAGGTAAGCAGCAACGTCATTAGGAAGCGGTTCGCTTTCTTCACGCTGGCTAACTAATTCATCAATAGAATTAATTTCCTTACCATATCTTTTTCCAATATATGAAAGAACTTCGTCTTCGTTTAATTCAGATGGAGTTTCCATTACTGGAGGTTCTTCTACTTTAACCTCCTCAACAGGAGCTTCCTCTGGTATATTTTCTTCTTTTACTTCTACATTTTCTTGAGGTTCTTCAACTTTAACCTCTGTAGTTTCTTGCCCAGTCTCTGACTGTTGCTTCTCCTCATGCTTATCAAGGAGTTCTTGTTCTATTTCTTGAGACGACTTTTCTTCAGCCGACACTTCTCTTACTTTTATATCCATTTGATTTAATTTAATTTAATTGCAAAGTTACGTAAAATATAAACACATTATCTAGGTTCAAATTCAGCTAAATCGAAACCATCTAAAGAATCTTCATTAGATTCAAAGTTTTTAGGCGGTAAATTATTCTTACGCTGATTTATTAACTCAGACTGTTGTGAATTTTGTTGACTTATTCTATTACTCTTAGCATTTTCTTTTTCATTTTCTCTAGCAGATATTTGTTCTTGCGTCATACCCTGTAGTTGAAGGCTATACTGAAACTCTTGTTGCATTAATTGTGATTTTAATTGAGCTTCTGCTTTTTGTTTTTCTATTTCAAAAGCAATATCTGCTTGTCTGTATTTCATTTTGGCCTGCGTTTCCATTTCAATTTTCTGCATAGCTGTTTGTGCAGCCATTTGTTGAGACTGTAATTGTTGTTGTGAAACGATAGCTTGTTTCTGCATTTCTCTTTTATCGTCAGCCTCTTGCTTAGCCTTACGTTTTACTTTAAGCAACTGATTCGCAAGTTTAAGATTTTTAATTTCACGGATATCAATAGCATCTTCAAGGTTAATATCACCTTTTGATAATGCCATTTGAATATTTTGCTCAAGCATTGCTTTTTGCTCTTCATCTGGAGACAACTCAATAAAGATTCCAAAGTCATATATATATAAATCAGATATTTCTCCAAGTATACTAACATTGTATTTACCTATTTTGTTTACAAAATCATCTTTAAAGTCTGCGTATTCTAAAATATCCGCTACCCTGTAAGTTAAAGCCTCAGCTAACGTTCTATATATGTAAAGACTTCCATCTAATATATGTCGAGTAGCGGTATTAGAACTTAATGCTGCTAACTTTTGAACACCCACTAAAGCATCGGAGTTAGCAATTGTACCGTCTCTCGCTTCGTTTAAGCCTGTTACAGCTCGTATCATATCTAAATAATGATTTAGGTTACCAATAAGCATTTGTGCTTTAGAAGCGCCTGAATTGCTTGTAAGTTGTTGTATTGGAACTTTACCTTGATTGTAATCTCCTTCTTGAGTGTAACTCCTACCAATAACAGAACCTGTTTGGAAATAAAGTCTTAATGCGTCTTCTGGACTATAAGCTGCTCCCGTCCCTAAGTCTACCTCGTTTAAACCATCTGCATCTATATACACACCATCTGGAACTGTCCTAGCTATTACTTGTTGTAATTTTAAATGAGTCATCTGAATTAAATCAGCATACGGAATCATTCTTCTTACTAGTGATTCAATCACACCTTTATACATTCTCGGCGCAACTGCCACATAATTTGGAATAGCGTGTTGAGAAGCTGATTTAGGCCTTACCATGTTCTTAGCAAGCTCCCATTTTAAAATTATATTTGTCCCCATCACCATCACACCATCATACCAAACATCAATTGTCTTTTCTATTTTTTCAAAATTATTTTCCTCCATCATTTCGTCTGGTGGATTAAATCCATCATCCTTTTCTATCATACTAATATTTCCGTTATCTTTTACTTTTTTCTTATAAACCATCTTCTTAGTGGTTTTATAATTAAAGTACATCAACGTACAAGTGTCACGATAGAATATATCGTTTTCGTAAAACTGTGCTGTATTAAAGTAATCATACCAACTCTGACTGTATTTAGAAATTGTATCTAAATCATCATTTGTAAGAGTAGGGTCAATTTTCATTAACTCTGCAATTGGCACTGTTTTAATTTCACCCCAATAAAAACAATCTTTAAAATGAGGGTCTTCTGTATAACTATAAACTACATTAGCAGGGTCTACATAAGAAACCTCTACACCTGAACCAGGAAGAAACTGGTGTTTTGCTACAGCCATACCCGTCACCATCATATCGTAATCTAATCGCTTACGTATATCATTGTAATGATTTTCAGCAAACATTGTATCAATCGCCTCTTCTTCAGCAATCTCTATGGCTGGTTTGTAATTTAAATTCATATAAAGCGATAACTCTTCGTCGCTCGCTGGTAATTCATCAGGGTTCATTATAAAAGGGTCAAAACCTGTCCCCTCCTGAATAACTGATAAAACATCTTTAGCAGCCATTTGACCTTCAATCATTTCTTGATACTTATTTCTTTTAGATTGAGATAATGCATCTTGTGCGTAGGCTTTTACTTTAAACAATCTATCAGACATTCCGTTTACAACGATGTCTACAAACTTTGGAATAATAGGAACTGGAGTCCAGTCTAAATTTAAATAAGATAAATCACCGTCAACGGCTAACTCATTTTTATACTTTGCTATGGATTGTTCACCTCTTGCATATAGGCGTAATCTGTTAAAGTCCCTCCACTGACTATAGTATCTACATCCGTTAGAATCTTTACGAAACCATTCATATTGAATAGCCTGTCCTATTTGTAATCCAAACTCATCAGTTGCTTTCTCAGCATCAGATACGAATTGACTAGGGAATCCTACAGATGAAATGTTTATGTTTACCTCTTTCATCTAATTAATTCACTTAATGTTCCTTTATTATTATATGTTGCAAAGTTAAGACTTATTTTTGATTCTTTTTTCTGGGGCAAGTACACATTTTTTTGATTTGCCATAATAGCTAACCCTGAACTTATACTTGCATCAAACTTTGTTCTTGCACTAATATCAAACCTAGCCCAGTCTTCTAGAGTTCTAGTAAAATAAACATTACCCATCTCATCTCCAGCACGATGAACTCCTTCTAAATCTATACCTACATGCTTTTCTATATAAGACTCTATGGCAGCAGCGTGTGATTGTTTTACATCCTCCGAAGTATTTGGTATGCCTCCAAGTTCTTTTTCTGTTTTTGAAAGTTTATTGTAATGCTTATCAGGTCTATTCATACTAAACCCTCTATAACCTCTGTTTTTAAAATGATACAACAGCCTTGGTTTATTATTCTCTACAAGAATTGGCATACCATAAAACACACAAGCCATCAATACTTCTTCAAAAAATATCTCCGCTGTTTGTGGCCTTGCTACATATTCTAAGAAAAACTCATTACTTGGAGCTTCATCCATATTATATTTAGTTAAACCATGCAATGCTCCATTAGAACCTCCACCTCCAACTGTTCCAGATATATCATAAGAGTCACAACCAAACGCACCTATATGTTCATTGGCTGGAAAAAATATTCCATGCTTTTGAATTTTTCTATTATTAAGACCTTTCTTAGGTGTCCAAGAAACTTTAAATCTACCCCTAGAGTCAGGAGTCCATATAACCTCTGAATCTTTTACACCATCCTTCCAATAGAATCTACCTCTAGTTACATGATGCTCCATAATAAGTGAATCATTGTAATCTATCTGCTGGTAAATTTTAGTAAGGTTAAATAAAGAAGATTTACTTTCATCTCTAAATGCGTGTGATTCTGTTCTAGGAAACTGTCTGTAAAATTCATTCAAAGCATCAGCGTCTTTTCTTAACGAATCTACTTCTGCTTCCCAGTAATCAATTGCTCCATTTGTTATCCATTCACCATCCACACCTTTTATTTTTTTATCTGGAGCTCTAAACACTGGCATACCAAACCTATCTATAAATCCTTCCATGTTCCATTCCATTGGAATAAAAAGCGAATACAGTCCAGATTTAGTTTGACCATTTGCATTACGAGTCTTCAAATCTGAATCCTCAAATAATTTTTTAAAATTCTCACCACCTTTACTTAGAGCATTTGAAGTAGACCCCATCATACACTTACCGATTATCTTACTACCCAATCTTAAACAAGTTTTTGTTACACGCCAGTTGTTCTGAATATTGTTTGGTTTAAGCCACTTACCTGATTCATCGTGTACTAAAAGTAAAAGTTTTTCACCATCATAAGAGTTGTCGTCTGTATTCTTCCAGTCAATTGTAGTGTCAAGACCTGTTAATTCTTCATCCATTACCTCATGCATATTTTTTTTTGTAATCTTAGAGGCTGGAACTCTGAAGGCTAACTCTGTTTTAGGTTTATCCATACCATCTTGTATAGGTTTAAAAAAGAAAGGGAGTCTGTTAGCAATAGGAACAACTTTGTCGGTAAACATTTTTTTAGCATCCGAACCAGTCTTAGAAAGTATACCAACTCTTGAATCTCTAGCTAGCGTTCCTGTGTTTACACATTCTGATGACCCCATAAAAGAAAACCCTGAACGTCTTATTTTAAGATAGTCCATTCCAAAACACCTCT